TGTCTGACCTGATCAGCGATGGCAACACCAAGGTGAGCTGGGTGGGCTCCATCGCGAACATCAACGCCCCGACCACCACCGAGCTCAACGGCGGCTCCGACTGGACGCTGCGGATCACCCCGGACGGCCTGAAGACCGACCCGGCGACCGCCGACGTCGACACCAGCTCGCTGGGTTCGACGTTCACGACCAACCAGCCTGGCCGCCGCTCCTACACGGTGGAGCTGACGTTCAAGCGCGGCTCGACCACCATCGAGGACCAGCCGTACACGACGCTGGTGTACGGGGCTTCCGGCTACCTGGTGGTGCGCCGCGGTAGCGCGTTCACGACCGCCTACGCCTCCGCGGACAAGGTGGAGGTCTACCCGGTGACCGCGGGTGAGGCGCAGAACATCGCGCCGGCCGCGAACGAGATCAACAAGTTCATGAGCCCGATGAAGGTCACGTCGGACCCGGCGACGAGGGCCATCGTCGCCTGATGCCGGACATCTCGGAACTCCTGGCAGGGGCGTCGCCTCGTGAGCTCACCGTTCCGGTGTGTCTCGCGGGCGACGCGGGCGCCCAGGTGGAGGCGCTGGAGGCGGAGCTGGGGCATCTGGGCGAGTGGCAGCCCACGTCGCTCGGTGAGAAGAACCCGGCGTTCGAGCTTCAGGAGCGGCTCGCCGAGGCGCGACAGCGGGCGCGCGAGGCCGCGGTCGAGTTCCGGTTCCGGGCTCTCGGGCATCGCGCCTACAGCAACCTGTTGGCCGCCCACCCGGCGCCGAAGGACTCCAAGGAGCCGTATGACGCGGGGACTTTCCTTCCCGCGGTCCTGGCCGCCTGCTGTGTCGAGCCGTCACTGACGCCTGTGCAGGTGGATCGGCTGCTGGACGTGGTGAACGACGGGACGGCCCGGACGCTGTTCGCGGCCGCCCTGGCGGTGAACGAGGAGCCGTCGCCGATCCCTTTCTCGTAACCCGCCTGCGGGATCACCGGCTCCCGTACCGGCGGGAAGTAGAGGCGGCGCGAGCGTGGGGCATTCCGCGCAGCATCCTCCTCGGCCGCCCGCAGCCGGGCCCGGGTGAGCCGTTGTGGCTGCCGGAAGACCGCTGGTGGGCGATGGCCCTGATGGAGGCGGAGTCCGGGCTGTGCGGGGACTGCGGGCACGACCTCAAGGAGTCGACGCACGCGGACAACGAGTACGCCTACGACGCGTCGATCACCAAATGCCACGCCTGCCTCGCGGGCGCACGGCGGGTGGCAGCGCATCAGGAGAAAAACGGCAAGACCGACGGTCTGAAGGTCTCGGTGTTCCGGAGGGAGTCGTAATGGCAGGCGTCGACGTGATCGGTCTCACCGTCGTGGTGGACGACCTTGGCACCTTCGCTGAGCGGCTGCGGGTGAACGCGGCGAAGGCCGTCAAGGTCACCTCTCTCAAGGTCAAGCGCGACGCGCAGTCACGCGCTTCCGGTCACCCTCGCTGGGTTCACTATCCGCGCACCATCACATACGACATCAAGGTCACGGCCGAAGGCATCGAGGGCGAGATCGGGCCGGACAAGTCCCTGAAGGGGCAGGCGCCTTACGGCGCGATCGTCGAGTACGGCACCAGCGTCACAGCCCCGATTCCCCATCTCGGCCCCGCGCTCGACGCGAACGCCGAAGACCTGGTAGCCGGTATCGAAATCGCCATCCACCAGGCCATGTAACAGCACGTCAAGGACAGGGAACCCATGACCACTACGAGCAGGAAGCCGCCCGCACGCCGGGCCGCGAAGCCCCCGGCGACGTTCGCCGACATCCGCGCGAAGATCCAGCGCCCCCGGCACATCGTCGACATGGTGCTGGATGCCGAAGCGTCCGCCGAGATCGACAACCTCGAACGGCTACTCGAGCGCGCGCAGCGCCACGACGACGCCAACGGCACAGAGACCGCCCAGGACGTCGCCAAGCACCTCCAGGAGGTCGAGGCGCAGGCCGAAGCGTCGCGGGTGCGATTCACCCTCGAGGCCATCACGCACCGCGCCTACCAGAAGCTTCGGGCGGACCATCCGCCGACGAAGGAGCAGATCGAGGCTGCGGCGGCCCGTGGCGGCAGCGAGGAACCGGCATTCGACGCGGACGCGTTCGCTCCCGCCCTCGTCGAAGCCCAGCTGATCGAGCCGAAGCCTGCCGATCCCGCGGAGTTCGCCGCGTTCTGGGACGACCTCTCCGACGGCCAACTCGGGCAGCTGTGGGGCGCCGCAATCCAGATCCAGTTCCAGACCGGCGAGCTCGGACCGCCCTCGCAGGCCGCCGCCGACATTCTCCGCTCGTTCGGGATGGCCACCGGCTGATCTATCCCAAGCGCGACAACTGAATAGGGGGCTGCCGTGGCCGACCGTACCGTGCGCGTCCGCGTCATCGCCGAGATGCCGGGCTTCGGCACCATCGTGCGCACCGGCACCGGTGAACTGCTGGCCCTCGGCGAGGCCTCCCTCGTCGCCGGGCGCGGAATCCGTGCCCTCGGCGCGGACGGAGCGATCGCCCGCACCGGCCTCATGGCCATGGGCGCGGGCGCCCGCGGCGGAGCGGCCGGAGTCCGGGAGGGGGAGGCTGCGGCTCTGGCGGCGGGCCGCGGCGCGCGCACCCTGCGCAACGAGGCGGCCCTCACCTCCCCCGCGTTCGGACGGATGGGAGCGGCGGCCCGCACCGGCATGGGTTCGGTCCGGTCCGGTGTCGAGTCCGTCATCGGCCCCGTCAAGCACCTCGGCGCGCTTCTGGCGGGCGGCGCAATCATCTTCGGCCTGCACGACATCATCCACTCGGGCAACGAATACACCGACGCGATGAACAAATTCCTCGAGGTCACGCGCGCCTCGGGAGCTCAGATGTCGGCGGCCGGCCGTGAGGCGCAGGCACTGGGCGCGGACATGAAGCTCCCGTCGGCGAACGCTGCTGAGGCCGCGGACGCGATGGTGGAGCTGTCGAAGGCGGGCCTGTCTGCGCAGGACGCGATCAGGGCCGCTCGGGGCACGATCCAGCTGTCGGCTGCCGCCCGGACCGACGTCGCTACGGCGGCGAAGATCGAGGGCGACATCATGGACCAGTTCGCCCTCAAATCGACCGAGGCGACCCACGTCGCCGACGTCCTTGCGAACACGTCCAACTCGGCGTCCGGCGAGCTGATGGACATCTACTACGCCATGAAATATGTGGGCCCCATCGCCCACACCATGGGCGTCTCCATCAAGGACACCGCCACCGCCGTCGGCCTGTTGGGCAAGAGCGGCATCATCGGCGAGACCGCCGGCACCGCCCTTCGCTCGGCGCTGGTCAACATGGCCAAGCCGACCAAACTCGCCACCAAGGGCCTCAACGAACTGGGCATCCAGGCGTTCGACAGCCAGGGCAATTTCAAGGGCCTGCAGTACGTCATCACGAAGCTGGGCGACGCCAGCCACCACCTGACCACGCAGCAGTTTACGGCGGCCGCCGCCATGGCGTTCGGTAAGCCGGCGCTGGCGGGCATGGTGGCTCTCGCCCACCAGGGCGGGGAGGCCTTCAACCAGTTCGGCGTCCAGGTCGGCCGGGTAGGCGGCGCCGCGGCCTTGGCTGCCGCGGAGTCGAAGGGCCTGGGCGGCGCGATGCGCGGCCTCGGCAAGCAGATCTCTTCCGCGTTCCTCCAGATCTACCTCGGCATCGCCCCGGGCCTGGAGGGGATCACGCGGTCGATGACGAAGGGCGTCTCGGACGCGATCCCGTACATCAAGTCCGGGATCCGCATCGCCGGGGACCTGTGGGACATCTACGGGCCTTCCGTTGAGGCGAAGCTCCACGCGGCTGTGGGCGGCATCGGCCGCGCCGCAGCGGGTCTCGCTGCGCCGTTGAAGGTTGCCATCACGTCGGCGGCGGTCGCCGCCGTACCGCTGGCCATCACCTCCGTGCACTCCCTCGGCCAGGCTCTTGGCAACGCCGGGGCCGCGGCCCAGCCCCTGCTGGGCGGCCTGCATGCGATGTTCGCTTCCGTCTCTTCGGGGGCGGGTGCCCTTGGCGTGCTCGCAGGCCGACTCCAGGTCGGCGTGAGTCTCATC